CTATGGAGCAAGTACCAATGGCTCATCTTTCTGACGACGACGAAGATATTGTTGTTGTAGACCTTGACGACATTATTGCTGCCGCCGAATCTGAAGAAGGCGAAGAAGAGGCAGTTGAGCTTGACCGTGAAGAGGTTGCTGACGAAGTAGGATTATCTCTTGACGATGACTTGTCTTTTAATCGCACTGATGAGAATATTGATATTGACGAAGGCGAGCTAGTAGAAATGTTTAAGGAACTGCTCGTCGTTGACGTCCCTCAGGTTGAACTAGATCGTGCTCAAGAGCGACTTACTCAAGATCAGGTTGAGCAAGATGAGCAGGCTGAAACCATTAATACCGATGGTATGGATGAAGAAGATTCCGAAGACCTCATCCGAAAAGATATGAAAAATGACGCACCTCAAGAAGAGGCGCTTAGAAGAGAAAACGACAAGCTCAAGGGACTCCTTGAGCAAGTGAAAAATAAATTACAAGAAATAAACTTGCAGAACGCAAGATTATTATATGCGAACCGTGTGCTCGGAGATTCCTCCCTGAATGAGCAGCAAAAATCTAAAGTTGCTGAGCTAGTTTCTAAGGCACGTTCGGTAGACGAAGCAAAGATGGTCTATGAGACGCTTCAAAAGACAATGGCGGGCATTCAAAAGAGAGCCCCACAATCATTGGCTGAGGTTGTAACAAAGAGATCATCAGTTATTCTAAGTGGTAATCGTACAGAAAGTCACTCTGCCGAAAAGAGTCCAACATATAATCGTTGGGCAAAGCTCGCAGGAACAAAGACAAATAATTCATAGGAGAAATAATAATGTCTGTATTAAACACACTCACCGAAGGTATTAGAGCACGCTCTCTTGCCAACGAAGGTGAAGCTCTTCTTGAGAAGTGGGAAAAGACTGGTCTTCTTGAAGGTCTTGACGATATTGGTCGTAACAATATGTCTCGCCTTTTGGAAAACCAAGCTGCTCAACTTCTCAAGGAAACGAGCACAATGGAAGCCGGAGATGTCGAAGGCTTTTCCTCTGTTGCATTCCCAATTGTTCGCCGTGTATTCGGCAACTTGCTAGCACAAGATCTCGTATCTGTCCAGCCAATGAGCCTCCCCTCGGGACTCATTTTCTTCCTGGACTTTGTGTTCTCTCCAGATGGTGGCATGACTGACCAGCACCGTTTGGCTCAAGCTCAAGACACCTCTGTTTATGGTGGTGGTCGAGTAGGTTCTCAAATCACTGGTGGTGTTGACTTGTCGCAAAACGATGGTCAGCTTTCTGCTTACACATTGAACAACGGCTTTGCTAGCCCCACTTCGAGCGCCACTGAGAACCCAAGCATCGTCGCTTCGGGTACATTCGGCGACACTGACAGCCGTCCTGGCGGTCAATACTTTGATGACCTTCAGGGTGATCCCATCTTCGTTTCTGGTAGCACTACATATTGTATCGCTACTGTTGCCAAGAACGCCAGTCTTAACACAGACAACCTCGTTGCTGTTGTAACTGGTATTAACGGTAACGCTGCCAAGTCTGGCGGTATCATTGAAACTAATAAGTTTATGCTTCGTCGCCTGACCAAGCAAAACGCTTCTGATTCTGCCAAGCTTGACGTAGTTTTCTGGGGAACCGGTTCTGCTACTGCTACGGACGCACGCCCTGACGTTAATGACCTCAAGGCTGCTGTTTTAGCTCAGGATAGAGTTTACTTCCCAATCAAGGATGGCTTCACAAATGGCGGTGCTGTTGGTTCTGTCGTTGGTACATCCACTTGGGGTCTTGAAAATGAAACAGCAATCCCAGAAATCGACATCAAGGTTGATTCTGTCGCTGTCACAGCTTTGACCAAGAAGTTGAAAGCTAAGTGGAGCCCCGAGCTTGCTCAGGACTTGAACGCTTACCACAACCTCGACGCTGAAGTTGAATTGACAAGCATTCTCTCTGAGCAGATCGCTCTTGAGCTTGACCAAGAAATCCTTGAAGACTTGGTTAAGGGTGCTACAGCCGGTACATTGTTCTGGTCTCGTAGCCCAGGTAAATTCCTGAACCGTGAAACAGGTGCTGTCGTTAACGGCACAACATATCCTGATTTCACAGGTACTGTGTCTGAATGGTACGAAACTCTTCTTGAGACTGTCAACGAAGTAAGTGCTCGTATTCACCGCAAGACTCTTCGTGGCGGCGCAAACTTCCTAGTTTGCTCTCCAGAAGTTGCCAACATCCTTGAGTTCACCAGTGGCTTCCGTGCTTCGGTAGCAGTTGATGACAGGGACGGCTCTTGGGGCGTTCAGAACGTTGGTTCTATCAGCCGTAAGATGGACATTCATGTCGATCCTTACTTTACACGTAACTTGATCCTTGTTGGTCGTAAGGGTAGCAGCTTCCTCGAAAGCGGATATGTCTACGCTCCTTACGTCCCACTACAAGTCACACCCACCATCTTTGGTACAGAAGATTTCGTACCCCGCAAGGGCGTCATGACTCGCTATGCCAAGAAGATGGTGCGTCCTGACATGTACGGATTGGTTGTTTGTACTGACTTGGTAGCTGATACCTCGGCTTGATAAAAAACTCTTAGGAGTTGAATAACCATGAGAGAACCCCGTCCTAGTGGCGGGGTTTTCTTATTTAAGGGATAAAATAGGAAAGACTAAAACTATTTATACAATAAGCGAGGATTATATATGCCCACCGATCTCCAACCGTTAAGCACAGTCAGTGCTGTTGTCCTTCCAGCTACCGGAACGTCTGATGATGTGCTGAATTCACTGTCATATGGAATCTACAACACTGACGCTTTTGTTAGTGGTGCTGTGGACCAGGTGGCATACACCTACAACAAGCTTGGCGGCAGAGTATTAGACTTAGAAATAACTCCAGAGATAGTATACAATGCTTACGAAGAAGCATGTCTTGAGTATTCCTACCTCTTGAACACTCATCAAGCCAAAAATGTTTTATCAGACATGCTTGGTAATACGACTGGATCATTTGATCAAGATGGTGAGTTTACTGAATATTCTGGTTCTGGTGGTTTAGACACTAAGCCCAATCTTAAATACCCCCGCTTTCAGTTGGGATATGCTACTCATGTTGGTCGAGGCGTTAGTCTTCACGCTGGCGTGGGGGCTTCCCAGACAATCTATTCTGCTTCTTTTGACGTTGTTCCAGATGTTCAGGATTATGATTTACAAGATATTATCTATAGCGCATCTCTGGAGGCTGGCTCACCTTTTAGTAATAGTGTTGGGTCTAATGCCATAACAATTCAAAGAGTATATTACAGAACACCACAGAGTCAATGGAACTTTTTTGGAGCTTACGCAGTAGGAGCAGTAGGTAATCTATCAACCTACGGTATGTATGCCGACGATAGTCAGTTTCAAATTGTACCAGCGTGGCAAAACATTCTACAGGCGTATGCTTTTGAAGAAGATATGAATGTTCGAGCTTCTCATTACTCGTTTCGTATTAACAATAATAAATTAAGAATCTTTCCAGTACCAGAAGGAGCCTATCCTGATAAGTTTTGGGTAGATTTCAGAGTTGCCGAAGATGCTTTCCAGGAAGAGCCCGATCGCAAATATGGTGCTGATGGTGTAAACAACATGAACACCCTTCCATTCCCCAATGTTCCTTATATGAATATTAATAGTATTGGGAAGCAGTGGATTCGTCGCTTTGCGCTCTCTCTCGCCAAAGAGACTTTAGGTCAGGTGCGCTCAAAGCTCGCTTCTATTCCAATCCCAGGAAATGAAGTGACCCTCAACGGACCACAGCTAGTATCTGAGGCAAAGGAGGAGCAAAATCTTTTACGAGACGAACTCAAGACAGTTCTCGATGAGATGGCTTATGGCGCTCTAGCCGAGGGTGACGCACAGATGATGAACAATCTTCAAGAAGTCGTTGGGAAAATCCCAATGGGCATCTATGTGGGTTAAGTAAATGGCACAAAATAGATGGACACAGCCCACTAATCCTCCGCCACCGTTATTTGTCGGGCAGGCAGAGAGAGATTTTGTAAAACAGATTAACGATGAGGTCATCGAGCACGTTGTTGGTCAACAGATTTTGTATTTTCCTATAGACATTGAAAGAACCAATTATAACAATCTTTACGGTGAAGCTATAAACAAAACTTTCCTTCCTCCAGTAAGAGTGTACTCTCTCGTGTCTTATGATGGGTCAGAGAGAACCCAGACAGAATACGGGTTTGACAGTATTTTTAAAATAACCGTAAACTTTCACAAGCGTCGCCTTGTGGATGACCAAGATTTGTTTGTCCGCCCAGGCGACTTTGTTCAGTACGATCAAATGTACTTTGAGATTGTTGATGTCTTTGAAGAGTCCAGGTACCTGTTCGGACAAGATCGTGGATTTGGCGATGGTAACGCTCTTTCGGTTCAGGCGTCCTGTATTCAAGCCCGCAAGGGACTGTTCGACCCAGGTAAGAATTTATAAGGAAAACCACCATGCCTAAAAGAACAGAGTTAAATCAAAAATTAGACACAACATACGGTCTCCGACCCTCCACCCTAGAGGATATCGATCGTGCTCTCTATAATTTTTTAAATGACGATCTAAATGTCTTTTGTACGACTAATGAGGGCTTCAAGAAAGTGCCGGTTCTGTTTGCTTCGCCCGAACGAGCATATCAGATAAAAGACGACCCCAATTTGCGACCAAATGGGCGCACCCTGGAGTACCCTCTTATATCTGTTGTTCGAGGGCAACTGATGAACAACCCAAGCAACAAAGGGCGCTATGGAACATACATCCCGCCTTACTTTGGATTTTATAAAAGGGGTGGTTCGATACCCATAGCCAGACAGGTCAATCAAAACAAGAGTCGAGAACGAGCCAATAACACCGCCCAGAAGAATTTTGATCAAACAACCTTTCCCTTTGATAATAAAAAGGTTGTTTACGACACCTTGTATGTGCCAATGCCCACATTCGTAGAGGTAACCTATGAAATTAAAATGATAGCTGAATTCCAACAGCAAATGAACGAAATTATCGCTGCTTTCATGGGCAAATTTTCTACTCCTGTTGCTTTCAAGATCGAGTACGAAGGAAATGTTTACGAAGTCTTTGGCGACGAAACATTTACCAACGAGGGGAATAATGCTGGTTTGGGGCTCGAAGAAAGAATTTTTAAATCAACCACCACCTTAACCGTTTTGGGTTATATTATAGGTGAAGACAAAAACGCCGATGTACCTGCTGTCATTAGGAGAGAATCAGCGGCTGAAGTTACAATTGGCAGGGAAAGAACCGTCCTTGGCGACGAGCCTGAGTTCCATGCGGGAAGAAAAGATAAATACAGAAGATAATCAACCCGGCGTTTGGAACAGTGCCCTACTATTTATTATTGGTATTTAGTGTAAATTGCTAGATCCTTCAATATCCGCATGAAACCGAGGAGAATACATTTCGATGGCTGACAACTCTTCTAAAAAGTTTAAGTTCATTTCGCCAGGAGTCTTTGTTGACGAGATCGACAATTCCCAACTCCCAGCTACCCCAACCGAGGTAGGGCCTGTAATCATAGGTCGTTCGAGAAAGGGTCCAGGCGATAAACCTGTACAGATTAATTCTTATTCTGATTTTGTTCAAACCTTTGGCAACCCTGTTGCCGGCAATGAAGGTGGTGACGCCTGGCGTGAGGGAAACCACAGTGCGCCAACTTATGCTGCTTACGCTGCTAAAGCATGGCTTCGCAATAACGCTCCTATAACTTTCGTTCGCACCTTGGGCAGCCAAGCTTCGAATGCCACGGATGCCGGCAAGGCTGGGTGGGAAGTCAACGAAGCTAATGCTGCTAACACCGGTGGTGTTTTTGCCTTGGTTGTATGGCCTTCATCGTCACTGTCAGGTAATTTTGACGACGGCGATGACGGTACCGTAGGCGGAATAACTGCACCTGTCACTGGTGCGGTCGCTGCTCAATTTTATACCAACGGTCGAGTTCTGCTTTCTGCTTCTGCCGGGTTTCAAGCCCTGTCTGACCAAGGCTCTACTTTGATTGAGGTGGCAAACAAGGATTCATTTAATCTTCTGTTTACGGGCAGCAATCAGCCTTTGGCAAAGCTCAAAGTAAGCTTGAATCCTGATTCAGAGCACTTTATTAGAAAAGCTGTGAATACGAACCCAACCGTTCTAAATTCTGCCATTACAACAACTTCTACTAGAGATTTCTACCAAGGTGGGCATTACTTCTTGGGTGAGTCTTATGAGTATTCTATCAACGCTGCTAGCGCAGACTCCATTGGTCTGTTGGCAGGAATCAGTTCAGGTTCTAGTGACGGAACAGGTTCGGTATCTTATGAGAAGTTCCATGCCGCTATCATGCCAATGGTTGTGAATGGTACTTCTAGCATTCAGCAGAATAATTTCCGAGGTGCTGCTCAAAAAGCTAGCACAGGCTGGTTTATTTCGCAGGACCTTTCAGAGGATACAGGATCTTATGCTGCTAGAAATCAGCAAAAACTTTTCCGCCTGGAAGCTCTCACCGCTGGTGCGTGGGCTCAGGAAGAAATAAAAGTTTCTATCTCTAACATCAAAGGTCCCGTAGGTGATTACCAATCCTACGGCTCCTTCTCGGTGCTTGTCAGGTCTATTAGTGATACCGACAATCGTCAAGAAATACTAGAACGCTATGACAATCTTAATCTAAACCCTGTGTCGGAAGATTATATCGCCAAAAGAATCGGCGACCGTTATCAAGTTTATGATACCACTGACGAAAGAAACGTTGAGTACGGCGAGTTTGAAAATCAATCAAACTATATTCGTGTAGTAATGAACGAAGATGTTGCGGCCGGCACTATTGAAACCCGATTGGTTCCATTCGGAATGTTCGGACCTATTAAGTATCGTGATGTAAGCATGACCTCTGGGTCTGAGGGTTTCAGTCCTTATGGCACTTACAATATTAACGCTGCTAGGGGTAATACCCAGACTATGCTTGACGGCAGTAGTTCAGCAGTATATGGCGACGCTGGGTATATTCCATCAATTGACCCCAACGCTGGTATTTTGAACGTTGATACAGTTGTTGCTGGCGAGTCTGCTCGCTCAGCCTTCAGTGCTTCGATTCGCTTTCCTTCGGTGCCATTGCGAACAAAGAGCACTTGGGGCAGCCCACGCAGTTCTAAAAATACTTTCTGGGGTGCTTGGACAGGCAGAAGTGCTACTGATACATTCTTCAACCCTCAAATTATTGACTGCTTAAGACCTCGAAGCTTTGACCAGACAGTCGTCCCAGCCCCGCTGAGTGTCGATGTTGCCGGCGAAACTTCAGCCTTGACAGGGTCTGAGGCATATGAGGCAGCCTGGGTGTTCTCTCTGGATAACATTTCTGGATCTGCGGCTGACGGATATCAATATGCTAGCAACTACCGTTCATCAGGCGCAAGCGTAACCGCTGCTGGTTCTACGGGATACAAGGCAGCCCTGGATGCTGGTCTAGATAGATTTACAACTACCCTTCATGGTGGTTTTGATGGGTATGACATCACTGAACGTGATCCTTTCCGTAACTCTGAGTCTGGCTTTGCGTCAGCCACAGAGGAAAATACTTCTTACCAACTATTTTCTTTGAGAAAGTCAATTAACATGGTGTCTGACCCTGATGATGTTCAAATGAACGCTATCGTCATCCCAGGCATCATTAGACCACAGGTTACTAACTATCTTCTTGAGATCGCCGAGGATCGTGGAGATGCGCTGGCTATCATCGATATTCAGAATGCTTATACTCCAGATACTGAGGGTACAGGATCTGCGGAAGAAAGAAACGCTGGCAATACCCCATCTATTGCTGCTAGCACCCTTGCGGCTCGTAGCATCAACAATAGCTATGGGGCAGCCTATTACCCATGGGTAAGCATCCTGGACACCAACAGTAATCAAAGGCTGTGGGCACCTCCTTCGGTTGCTGCTCTTGGTGTGCTTTCTACCACTGACAGACAACAGGCTCCTTGGTTCGCACCTGCCGGGTTTACCCGAGGCGGACTGAGCGAAGGCGCTGCTGGTGTGCCAGTACTTGATGTGTCTCGCCGACTCACGGCTGATGATCGTGACACATTGTACGAAAACAATATTAATCCGATCGCTAAGTTCCCAGCAGAGGGCATTGTAATCTTCGGTCAGAAGACACTACAGCAAACTGCTACCGCCTTGGATCGAATTAACGTCCGTCGATTGATGATTTTCTTGAAGCGTGAGATTTCTTTCATCGCCTCAAGGTTGATCTTTGCTCCCAACGCTCCCGCTACCTGGGATCGATTCATTGGGCAAGCAGAACCCCTCTTGAGAGATGTGGAGGCACAGTTTGGTATTGATGACTTCCGGCTTGTTTTGGATGAAACAACAACCACACCTGACCTCATCGATCGAAACATTATTTATGCTAAGTTGTTCGTGAAGCCCACACGCTCAGTAGAGTTCTTCGCAATCGACTTCATAATTACTAACAATGGAGCATCTTTTGAGGATTAATCCATCGAAGAACTATTTATTACGAGGAGCTAGATAAGCAATGGCAAGTCTATTTTGGGGTCAAGCAAACGCAGAGCCAAAACGTTCATATCGGTTTGAATTAAGTTTTACGTCACGTAGTGATGACAGCGGCGCTGGATCTATTCCGGTATGGGCTGTTAAAACAGCAACCAAGCCCGTCGCTGAGGTAAGCACAATTCCTCATCAGTACATTGACCACACGTTTAACTTTCCAGGTCGTGTGACGTGGCAGCCGATTACCGTTACCTTGGTAGACCCAGTTAATCCTGACCTTTCTTATGCTTTTCTAGAAGTCCTTGGTGATGCGGGGTACAAGTATCCAACTACATCTAACATTGCCAAGCGCAGCTTAAGTAAAAAGGCTTTTACCGATACAATTGGTAACGTAGTTATCAAGCAAATTGATGCTAACGACAAAGTCGTTGAAGAGTGGCACTTGATCAATCCTATTCTTACTAATATTGATTTTGGTGGAACGCTCTCTTATGATTCTGATGACATGGTGGAAGTATCTGTTACCATCACCTATGACTGGGCAGAATTGAAGCAGAACGGCGTATCGGGTCGAGGACCGAACTCGGTTAGAGTATAGTAAGTCTTAACGACAAAGTTCTGTTGTTGTACAATAGGACAGAAAGGTTATAAAATATGAGCAGAAATAATCAGAGCCGCCTTGGGCTCGACAACTCTCCAGAGCATGAAGACACTCCTGCTGCCGCTACGGCGGCAGTTGGTGTTGCACCCGAAGGACCAGCATTTAGCTGGTCGGTTCCTACCGAATTTGTAGAGCTACCAAGTAAAGGTGTGTTTTACCCCAAGGACCACCCCCTACACCACAAGACCTCCTTAGAAATCCGTTTTATGACGGCAAAAGAAGAAGATATTCTTACATCTCGAACCCTCCTTAAAGAGGGAGTGGCACTTGATAGAATGCTACAGAATATATTGATCGATAAGAGCTTTTCTGTAGATGACCTTTTAGTAGGAGATAAGAACGCTCTTTTGGTTGCTGCCCGTCGCACAGGGTACGGTGCTGATTATAACACCCGTGTAAGTTGTCCAGCTTGTGGAACTCTTGGTGAACATTCTTTTGATATATCTAGCCCTCCCTGTAAGGACTTTGCCCAAGAGGCTAATGAATCAGGGGTGATTCTTAATCCTGATGGACTTATGGAGATTCTGCTCCCTATGTCAAAAGCTCAGGTCGTTTGCCGCCTGCTTAACAGTGGTGATGAGGCTAAATTAGCCAAACAGTTGGAACGAAAAACAAAAAGCAAATCAGTCGGCGGTACTACACTTGATTCCTTTCGTGCTTACATTGTATCAGTCAATGGGGATGAAAGCGTTTTCACTATTGAGTCATTTATTCAGAACATGCCAGCTAGAGATGCTCGCCACTTAAGAAACATTTATGCTTCTGTGGTGCCTAACATTATCTTAGACCAAGAGTTTACTTGTAATAATTGTGGCTTTGAGACCGAAATGGAGGTCCCGCTCGGCGTGGACTTTTTTTGGCCTGAGTGATGAGTATATAGAATCTGTTTACGAGCAACTTTTTCAATTAAAGTATCATGGCGGTTGGAGCTTTTTTGAGAGCTACAACTTGCCAATTAGTGTTCGTGTGTGGTTTTTAGAGCGCCTGATAGAGCAGAAAAAAGCTGAAAGCGATGCTGTGAGCAAGTCTGTACGTTCCGGCGGGCGTGGACGAACATATAAACCGTGATAAATATATTTAACAACTATTTATTAGGCAGACTTATATGAGGTTCGTCTAATATGAACATTGATTTTGAAAATGAAGTTCTAGATCTTACAGCCTTGAGAGAAGAAGGGCAACTCAATGAGAATATTCTCCATGTTTTTGCGGCATGGATACAATATCTTTTATCAAAGATGTACAAAGGACGCAGAGTTCCAGTTCGTGTTCGAGGAAATAAAATAGAAGTAGAGAGATTTACTGACGCTTTGGTCAATGAAAAGCGGTACATGGACTACATTAAAAAGTATGGTCTAGACAACCCTATGACATATAAGCAAAAGGCAACCCTTGATGTTGCTATCAAGAGATTTGAAAAAGAAGCCAAGATTAACTGGCCTATTCGTTAAAGGAGGTCAACGATAGATGGCAACTGACGAACAGGTATCGCAAGTTCAGATTGAGTTAGCTGAAAAGCTGGCAGAAATAAAAAAAGACACACTCAAGACAACCAAGGAGTTGGCTAAAGTCCAGCGTGATCTTGACCTTGCCTATAAATCCGAGGCGGACAACATTGATGAACTTAAACAAAAAGAAAAAGAGTTAACTGACCAGCTTGAAAAAAAAGAAGCTGTTGTCGAACAGTTAACTGACCGCCAAAAGGCTCTTGGCGAGGCGCAAAAGAAAAACGCTGAAGCCACAGGAATGCTCACCAAATCATTTGGGGCGTTGCTTGGCTCTTATCACAAGATGTTGAAAGTTGTGGATGAGGCTTATGAGCTTAATATGTCACAATACAACAGCTTTCTGGGACAAGAAATTGCGGTTCGTAAATATGCTGCGACGGTACAGTCTTTTCATGTAGACCTTCGCCGTGGTACTGGATTTACTCGCAGATATACTGAACAGTTTGAGAGACTAAAGTCAACAGCGGCTGGCTTGGGGATTACCCAAGACGACCTAGCAAAGACTCAGATGGCACTCCATAACGAGTTCACAGCTTTTGACTCCCTGAGCAAAACTCAGCGAGACAACATCACTAAGCTGTCTCTAGTTTATCAAAACCTTGGTGTGGATGCTTCGACTGTCGGGCAAACTTTTGATCAGCTTCGCTTTTCAATGGGCCTTGCTGGCGATGAAGGTGCGATAGCCTTTGCTAATTTAAATAAGACAGCCAAAGCAACGGGGCAAAGTTTCGACAAAGTAGCTAAATCCTTTGTTGAATTAGGTCCTGAGCTAGCTCGTTTTGGGTCTGACGGTACCCGAGTTTTTGATGCGTTGACCAATAGAGCTAGAACACTGGGTCTAACGACCAAGGACGCTTTTGACATCGCCGATAGTTTGGATACCTTTCAGGGCGCTGCTGAAATAACCGGTCGTCTAAATGCGCAGTTTGGAATGCAACTTAATTCTGTAGAGTTAATGAAGGCTAGCCATGAAGAAAGAATTGAACTGTTAAGAGATGAGTTCCAGCTTTCAGGAAGGTCTTTCCAAAGTCTTCATCGCCGTCAGAAGCAGATGCTCGCCAGTATTCTAGGGCGGGATGTTGGCACCGTGGCGAAGCTCTTTGGCGAAGAGATGCAAATCCAAGCCATTGGTGAAGAGGCTGGTGAGACTACTAATATAAATGATTTTATCAAGACGCAAGATCGCTATAAAGCTATGGCACAGAATTTCAGTGAGATATGGCTGGATAAAAAAGGCGGACTTAATGCGGTCATTAAGCAACAACTAGGTGAGCTTAAGACCATTGAGGGTGCGATGCCAACTATTTCAACTGCTCAGCGGGTTACTGGTATAGCCACCGCAGGCTTGCAAGTCGGCGCAGCCGGCTATGGTATATATAGGGCCGGCAAATTCGCCGTAGATGTTGCTAAGGGCGGCGGCGCTAAAGGCATTATGAGGATGATAATGCAGGCAGCTGCATCCAAAGCTGGTGTTGATATTGCCACCAAGGTAGGCGGCGAAACAATGAAGAAAGTGGCTCCTAAAGTTGTCACAGAAGTGGGTGAGGAGCTAGTAAAGAAAACGGCTGTGGGAACTGCCAAGAACGTAGCCGGGAAAATGCTGCCTGTTATTGGCTTGGGTCTGGGTGCTATGGCAGCTTATGACAGGTTTCAGAAAGGTGATTACTTGGGTGCCAGTCTGGAGATGGGCACCGGCATTATGGGCACCGTTTTGCCAGGACTTGGTGGCATAGCTGCTATGGGGGTAGGGTATGGTTCGTTAGCTTATCACGACGCTAATATGTCCCAAGCTCAAGCTCAAGCTCAAGCTCAAGCAAGCCCACAGCAAATGGATACAACGATGGCGCAAAGAATGGATGATTGCCATGTTCATACCCCACTTGAAATTATGGTAAAACAGTTAGTAGTTAAATCTACCATCGAACTAGAGGGTACGGCTCTTAAGACTTATATCACCAACGCCGTCGATCAAAAACTTGCGGTACAACAATAATGAATGAGGGATCACGTAAATGTCAGACAAATTAAACCCTGAGCACAATTTATTTCAATTAACCATTCAGCATGTGCCAACGAACGCAGTGGTCAGCTTTCCAGCATATTTAGAAAATCTGTCTGATCTCTATAGCAGCACTTGGCAAGCCGAAGATGTTTATGGGCGTATGGACCCTATAACGACTTTTGTCAATACTCGTCGTGCGATCTCGGTGGCGTGGAATGTTCCCGCTGAATCCTTTAAGGACGCCAAAGACAACTTAAGGAAAATTAACAAATTGATGACTTTTTTGTACCCTCTGTACAGTGATGGCAAAGGGGGAGCTACTGCGATCAACCAAGGACCTCTGGTCAGAATTCAGTTTGGAAACTTAATATGTAGACCTGATGGCAGCGGGCTGTTGGGATACCTTAATGGGTTTACGTTTGATCCAAGAATCGAGAATGGTATGTTTTACGGCAAAGCTGCTGCCGGAGGTGTAGCTGCTGAGTATTACCCTAAAACAATCCTTCTTAATACCGAAATGAACGTCTTACATGAGCACGAATTAGGGTTTAAAAGAGGAACTGGAAACAGTTTTATATTCCGCAACTCTAAGCTCAATGAGGACGAGAATTCAATTAATAATAATAGTAAGTTCCCCTATGTTGTAACGCCGGGATCTGGTCGAGAAACTAGCCCTCGTGCTCGTTTTTCTGACCCTATTGATTTTAGCCGCTCTGGTATCACTAATGGTCAAGGACAGCTAATAGCCAATCCTAATGCCGATGTTGCTGCTAATGGACCAGACTCCTCCGTTGTTTTTAATGTGGAAGGGATGGAACTGGGCGACGAGGAGGAGTATGAAGGAAGAACACCCATAAATGTAGGGGGAGAGTAAGCTATGCCATATTCAAGATTTAGTACACGACAGGTTTTTTTAAACAATAGCAGACAGTACAAGAATGTCTTTTTTAAAAACAGGGACATCCAAGAACTTTACCAATATGACGTGCCAAGATTTTCTTATCCTACCGATAGTGAAAAGGCAGGTTTAGATAACCGCCTGGGCGTATGGGGTGCTACCGATAATTTATATAATGTAGCAAATCAGTATTATGGTTCACCTGAGTATTGGTGGGTCATAGCTTGGTACAACAAAAAATCTTCAGAAGCGGAATTTAAGATTGGGGATCAATATTATGTTCCGCTGCCACTTGAGGACGTGCTTAGTTTTATAGAATAGGTTTGATAAAATGACGGTAAGTAAATCAGAGAAAATAAGCATCATAAACAGGCTCAAAGAAGAGGGGCGAATGGACGAGTATTATACCGCCAAAAAATTCCTCAACCCTCCTGCGAAAGGCAAGAATTGGTGGGAGAAACCACGCAATAGGCAGACTGAACTCGAACGTGATGCCATGTACTATCTTAAAAAAGACCCTTTTAAGGCGACTAATCGAACACCTGAAGAAGCTTATAAGATGGCTTACGACAAGGCTGTACGAGATATAGAAAAGCGTAAAACCACCAATGCCGAAGGCAAGAGAAAAGCTATCGCTGCTCTTCCTAAAGAGCCTTCTGCTACAGTCCAACAAAACCCAACGAGATCTCCGGCAGCAAATCTTGACAAGTACACCTATGAGGGGAATGGGGTATACCGTCGCCGGGGCACCAATGATTTTTACGACTCTAAAAACAAGCCGATATCTCAAGAGGTAGCAGAGAAAATGATATCTGGCGATCCTCTTCAGGACCAAGAAGAGGGCGGCGATGGAAGCACGGCTCGTGAGCCCCAGGCTGAGGACAGAAAAGAGACTTCTGCGGCAGCTATTAAGAAATATCTAAGAAATGTTCAATCTCTGTTGTTCAACAGAGCACAAGAATTTGACACTTCTGAGTTTAAAGCCACGGGTCCAGAGAACATCTATAAACTTGAAAAAGATGGAACCTCCAAGGGCGCTCTCCACCAGAGACTATCTACGGAAAAGATGTTTAAGAAAGTATCCCGATCGAACAATCAGGGGGGCGGGGATTTTTTAAATGCTACACCGGCACAGTTGGCGTGTCTAATGCCAATGCTTAGATTTTTTATTGTTGACTCAAAAGGAAACTCAGAGGAAATATTTTTTAGTGACAAAGTCTCGGTTGAGCACATAAAGAGTATAGCTAAACTTAAAAATGAAAAAAACCTAACAGATATCCTGAGGCCTCGCAAAGGAGGAGGTGGTGAAGCAGGGATTACCTCTTTTACATGGAACTATAACAATAAACATGAAGGTGATTATATCATTGAAGCTGAATTAGAATTATATTTTAGCACACTGCTAGAATTAGCTAACATTGAATATCTTCAATTTTTATTCCCAACTGGGAATGCTGTGGATATAGCGTCTGAACTAGAGAGCACATCTGGTCGCCAAAGGGCAAAAGAGGGTGCTCGCACTCAAAACGACCAAAGAAATGTTTCACAAGAAATTATGGACATAAATCGAAAGATTGACAAGTACCGAAAAATTTTAAACAAGGGAAACTCAGAACTCCAGAAGCTAAACTCAGACAACAACAAACAACTACGAGCTTCTCGAAAAAGAAACTTTAGACAATTGAAAGTTATTGTAGGTTGGTCCGTCCCTGATGGAAACAAAGATCAACTTAAGCAGCTTATGCCAGGTGATTCTATGGCGACCTTTATGGCAGATGTCAAAAAGACTCAAACAGCCATTCATTTAAATCTTTTTGACTACAATGTTAATTTTACTCAAGAAGGTCCAACCACTCTAAGTATGAAGTTCCTGGGATCATCTGACAACTATATGGCTACCGATAGTTCGGACATATTTGGATCAAACAATTTTAATTCTAAAGTTATGTATGAGGATACAAAAGTGTCTTTGGAGGGCATCTTGTCTGAGAGGGGCAACCTGATAGATAAAGTCCCGGCTAACTTCAGTGGAGCAAGGGCAGCAGGTATAAACCCGCTGACGATCGCTGACCCATATCTTGAAGCTAGACTAAAAGAAACAGGACAGAAAGTAGACCAGTTTGGGGAGAGATATATTAGTGTTCAATTGGCAGGTCTTCGGTTTGCTCAGGAACTTGTTCAATTAGAGCTTAAAAAAGCGGAAATCATGAATCTTAACTCTGAATCAGGGTATGTTAAATCTCTTACAAAGCGTGCGGCGTACATCGTCTTGATTTACAACCGAGCACTGAATAAGCGCCTCAGAGATATGTATTCCGACTTTTTAGAGACTATGTTGGATAGTGGAATTGTCAGGAAAGCTCTAGTAGAAATAGACAATTCAGATAAAGTTAAATTGACCGTAGATCCACGGTCTGTCGCTAATTTACAACAAGATAGGGTAGACGCCCGTCAGCAGATAGAAAGAGGTGGCAATCCGAATATGTCTACCGAGGCACAATCCTCATCTGCGGAGGGTGGCATGACATCCCCCATACAGCCTCAAATTGATAGAGGAAAACTAGACACTGCTTTTGTTGTTTATTACGCACTTTTGGGTGATATCTTTAAAATTGCTATGAAAAATGCGGACTTACGCAAAGACATCACTCTTCTGTTGGGACAGTATGAAGATATAAATGATAACGATCGACCCATATACAATATACCGATCACCATGGATAGTTTTGGGCAGTTTTTCTTTAATCGAGTTGTTAGTAGGCGTCTAACAGCGTACCCTTTTCGTACCTTTTTAAATGACTTTCTTAATTACACAGCTAGACTAATTAACCAAAACCCTCAGACGTCAGAGCGTATGTCTTTTGACTATACGGTTATCTCCTCTACGTTTCGCAACCCAAGAGCAGATACAAATAGAGTCTTACTTCCTAGCGATTACCGTAAGATCCGAGAAGGTCTTCTTGACCCACTTAACGGCACGCAGAAAGTTTATCAAAACTATTACCCTATTTTTACTAAGAAAATGGGCTTTGGAAAGAGAACAGGAAACAGAGTCCAGGACATGGATGATGGAATTTTTCACTATGTGGTCGGGTCTGACCGAGGTTTAGCTAAGAGATTTAATTTTTCTCGTCAAGAAACGGCGTATTATCAAGAGATGTTGATTGAGTCTAACAACGCCGCTGACAAGATCCAGGCGCTATTCTTACCTCAGAATGTAGAAATAGAAATGTACGGAAATGGCATACACAGGAACGGTGATTTAATTTTCGTAGACACGAGACGTGCTCTCGGCAAGGTAGCTGGCAATATCCTAGGTATCGGAGGTTATTATCGAGTGGTGCGCTCGACGCACAAAATAACTAATCGAGGATATACAACCAACCTGAGTTGCGTCTTCGAACTGAGGGCGTCCTAAAATGGCTAATCAAACAAGATTAAAAGTAAATCCTGAAAGCAATGTTGATCTTTTTTCATATGGGGATAATACAAAATCCTCCGCAGAGATCTTCCGTGAGAGGCAAAAATATGATTCTTATGTGTTTCCAGACTTCTTGGCAGATAACTTTGTAAGCACTTGGACCACCGAAAGGTATTATGGTCTTGTTGACACTTATGGTAATGCTGTAACGCCTGACCCTCGTCGTCTTCGAAGCTTACAGTTTGGTTCAGACGAGGACAGGGCGTATTATGCTTTGAATTTCGTTGCTGATGCTTGGGCTGATTTCTGTCGAAAAGTTCGAGAATTAGTTGCTGTCAATGTGATTTATAAAGACAGTCCTTGGGCAAACCCACAGGTGGTGAAAGCTTGGGAGCCAGCCGAAACGGGTTATGATCTTTACATGAGGGAAAACATTTATCCAGTCCTTTATAACAATTACTTATATAGCGGGGATACCAACACCCGCATACGAAACATTAATGATTTCATCAATGAGTTCAATAATTTTATGAGGGACACAATGTCAAAGGTAGGTCCTGTAACTTTGTCCGGCTTCATAGAGGGAAATTATTGCCCAATGTATTCATCTGGCCTTGTTATAGAAATAGCAGGAGATGACTACGATAATGATTTTAACAAATCCTATAAGTTTGGGGATTATAACTTTTCTTTAATATGTACATTGGCTGCTCGTTATGGCTTTTCTGTCGATAAGAACATACCTTGGCGCTTTGTCGCTGACTTAAGAAATCCAGTGATGCTTGAATACATGCTCGGCGTTCCGATTGAAGAAATAGTATTTCCAGATGTGGTAGAATTTCTTTGTGACCCTGTTGTGGGCGATACTGAGTTGCCTCCTCAAGCTTTTGGCTATTCGCAGATTCCAGGCTTAGCCGACGTTCGTCGTCGAGTGTCTGTTTTCACTTATACTAACTCTGAGGGCGTGGAGACAATAGAGCCAGGGTTCAGAAGATATAAAACATGGACTGGTTCAAGCTGGGTTCCCGCTTTTGATACAGCCCAGCAACCCATAGTTTTCAGTACAATGTTTAGAACAGATTATTCTCCCTCATATCAGACTGATATTGACCTCCTCCAGGAATATCTCTTATATTTTTATAACTATTATGTCTCCCTCCAGGGAAGAGTAGCAACTCAAAATTTAACTCCTTTTGATTCTGATTGCGGACCTCGAACAACTTCTTTTTTAAGAAACACCTTGACACCGCAAGATTTTGATAGTATGTATGGGGATCGATGGAAGCTTAAGACCTTTTATATTATTCGCAATATTGAAAGATTAAATCAGTTGCCTCCCAGAAGGAAGGTGTACGAAATTCAACAAATTTTAAATGGGTACAACCTTTCAATGGCTGACGATCCTGAGACTGCCTATCAACGGGCGCTGACTGCTGCCCAGGTGGATTACATTGGACCCGCAGATGTTGACCCGTTAACACTACAAACAGTTGGGGATATAATACAACGGTGAGGTGCTAGTGTTATTTCAGACTTTGGACGACAAGACCGAGTGCGTTGGTATATACACCGATAATTCTCTGATTTTTGACCCCGATGATTTTCCAGATAGATTAAGCAAGACTTGGAAATACTCCTCTTATTTGAGGGGAATGGATGTAGAGTATGCTTCTTTATACTTGGAGGGGAAACTTATCTCTGATATTATCCCTGAGTATCTTAAAGATGATTGGGATGATGTGTCCCGCAAAATCAATGCCTTTAAGAGGTCTTTAGCCATATCTCAGGTCAATACAAACGAGAACTGTTTTTTCGACCTGGTGCCCGATAGGTTTTTAATGGAATTTTGCGAGGTAAAAAATAAAATAACTGATTATGTCCTAAAGAATACTGAAAAGCCACAACGTTATGAGTTTTATAAACATGTTGCTATGATGCTAGAGGACCAAGGTCATCATCGTGTTACTCTGAATAGGTCCAAGATCTCTTCATATCTCCAGAGCCCTAAACTTAAAAACCATGCTAAGACGTTGCTAGCTGCTGAGCCCTGCGTTAAATATAACCAGTTCGGTACCAAGACTGGACGCCTCACAAGTAAAAAAGGGACTATCCCGATTCTTACCCTTAGTAAAGAGTTCCGTTCAGCGATCGAGCCTCAGAATGATTATTACATTGAGTTTGACTTCAATGGAGCAGAGGTTAGGACATTGCTGGGGCTGCTTAATAAGCCGCAGCCCGAAGGAGATGTTCACGACTTCCATCTTCAGGAAATATTCACAAAAATAAACAATCGATCAGACGCCAAAGTGGCTTTTTTTGCTTGGCTATATGGCTCAAAGAGTGCTGCTGACGTTACAGAAATGAAAAAACTAGCTAGTTTTTATGAAAAGGACAAGCTGCTTGAAAAATACTGGGACGGTAATACAGTTAGAACGCCATTTAAAAAGGTAATAAAGGATACAACTGAGCATCACGCCCTGAACTACTTGGTACAATCTACGGCAGCAGAACTAGCTCTAAAGCAGGCTCTAAAAATAGAGTATTTGCTGCGAACCCAAGGTCGTGGATCTCACATCGCTTTCTTGATCCATGATGCTATTGTAGTAGATATGAAAAAAGAAGATGAACACCTAGTTAAGTCATTGACCAAGCTTATGTCTTCAACTAATTTTGGTGAGTTTGTGGTAAATGTAAAAAAAGGAAAGACATTAGGCTCGATGAAAGGTATTGACGTTGGATAAGGTTATAGGTCTTGGAAAATTAGGTTGTGCGATCGCCGATGAATTAACGGCGTACCCTGAATATAGGACCTATAAAATAGCCCCAGTTATTGACGATGGGTTGAGCTTAGGCGAACACGACGGCATGGCAGAGTATGAGACGGCGGTTGATTCGGAAGAGGTTTCCTACTACCTCAGGTCCCTGAAGAAAGATGATGAAGTTCTTTTTGTTCTTGAGGGAGGCGACCCAATATCGGGTGCGACTTTAAAAATCTTAGAAACTATCAAAGATCTCCAATTGAATATTTTATACATCTGCCCTGATCGGCAAATGATATCAGAAACGCAAAAGAGGGACGACCGGATTTGTTTCCATGTTCTACAGGAGTATGCCCGCTCAGGAAAGTTTAAAAACATCTTTTTAGTGAACAAACCCAAAGTGGATGAATTAGCGGGCGATGTGCCAATTACTGAATATGAGAAAACAATTTCTTATTTTGTGTCCTATGTGGTCGCTATGATGAATTTTTTCAACCATACTAAGCCTATTCTTGCTAATCGAATTAGTCCGCTGGAGATCTCTCGGATTGTTTCTTATGGAGTTTCCTCGTTAGATGAGGGGGGTACAGATATTAATCTGCTCTTCCCTCTCAAGAAGATAAAAGATATACACTTCTTTTATGGGGTGCCCGAAAAGGAACTAAAAGAAGATACTTCACTCGTTAAAAGAATCAAAGACCATGTTAAAGGCCACCAATCAGAAGAGATATCCACGAGCTTTTCCGTATATGAGACAACACTTCCAAATATGATAGTGTTGTGCGCTGCCTATTCCTCTGCTATCCAGGATTTTGCTTTCAACTAGAGAAAAGGCTTCTCTCTAACTATATAATAGAGCAAAAACTTTAAAGGGGAACCCACTGTAATGACGAGCAAACGTGGAGTTTTATTAGCATCATTTATCAAAACTGATAATGAGGAACAAATCCAACAAGAAGTGGAATATATTGTTAATAATATTGAAATTACTAACAGCCTAATATTTCTACTGGAAGAACAGGAAGATCCCCTTAAAAAGATCATCACATATAACGCTATTGTTGAAAAGGGAAAGCCTTTTAATCCTCGTTTGTTTACTATGAGAATGCATCGGAAAAAGCAAACAAACACTCTCTACACAATCAACGCCTTAAACGCTGCCGTAGCATCTCAGCATGACGGCAAGACCGGAAGAGACCTGAAGCTAGATTGGAGCCAGTATGAGAATTCTATTATTCTTACGGCTGGTAAAGAACTTAGGGTTCATCCAATACAGGTCAGCAAGATCTTCAAAATTGAAGACGAGCCAGCCGAGGAATAGATGCTTAC